AGGTAAGGCTAGTGGTATTGCGACAACTCATGCAAAGTGGTGGACTGTCAATTTTTTTCTTCACGATGAATTTAAATTTAATGTCACCGTCCCTTCTGCAAGATTGCGAAGCATGTGCAAGAATAATGGATATCGAATTGTACAGGGGGGAGATAGTAATACCTCTAAAGGGTTTCTGGTTCCAGTAAAGGATTTGGTTTCTACATCATGAAATTTGTAATTAAAGAAGTGGACAAATTTACTGCAACTGAATTTATTCAGTCGTTGCATTACTCCAAGATAATGCCTAGGTTGACGAAGCATTATCTTGGTTGTTTCTTAGTTGACGAACTTGTTGGTGTACTGACCCTTGGATGGGGTACACAACCCAAGGCAACAATCAATAAACTATTTACTGGTCTTGATACATCTGATTATTATGAAATAGGAAAGATGTGTATGACTGAAGAAATGCCAAGAAACTCCGAATCTCAGATGATATCTGGGGTTGTAAAGTGGATGAAAACTAATACTCCAGAAAGAAAGTTTTTATTCACTTGGGCAGATGGTATCATGGGTAAGCCAGGATATGTATATCAGGCAGCGAACTTCCTCTATGGTGGTTCTATCCAGACGCAAATTTATATTAGTCCAGAAGGTGAAAAAATTCACCCAAGGTCTAGTAAACGATTGTGTGAAGAGAATGTCATATTCGAAAAGAATAGAGACCCAGAGTTTTTTAAAGATAGAAAAGGAGAGAAGATATATTGGCTAACACAAGATTTTTTAGATGCGAAGGGTATCTCCAAAATATTTGGCCGGCAGTTCAGATATATATTGCCAATGAACAAGAAGTCCCGAAAACTGTTGAGTAAGTCTACAGTCGAATGGAATTTGAATTATCCGAAACATATAGATTTAATATGGCATCAGTCAAGTAAAACTGGAAAATTCCAACTTGAGGAAATGCCAAATATCGAGTCTGATGTAACGGAATACAATGAGAAGAATATTAATAGTCACAAAAAAAATATTCCTGTCTCACTAGATAATTTTTTAATATGAGGAATATATGGAACTAAGTGAACTTACAATACTACAAAATCTAGTCAGTAATGATGAATATGCTCGGAAAGTTTTGCCATACTTGAGTGTGGATTACTTTCAAGAACCTAAAGATAAGAAACTCTTTGAGTTGGTGTACAATCATATAGAGAAGTACAACGGTACGCCTTCGAAACAGAGTTTGTTGATAACTCTAAATGAAATGAATCTGAAAGATTCTTTTTATGAGGAATGTGTAGAAACTATAAAAGTTATCGAAAATACGGATGATACTGTTAGTATCGAATGGTTAACCGACTACACAGAACAATGGTGCAAGGACAAGGCACTATATAATGCGATTATGAAGTCTATTGAAATTGTCGGTGAGGATGGTTCCAAGAACTACGATAAGGGTAGTTTGCCGAAAATGTTACAAGATGCCTTGGCGGTGTCCTTTGATACTCATATCGGTCACGATTTTATTGATAACGCATCTGAAAGATTTGATTTTTACCAGAAGGTGGAAGAAAGAATTCCCTTCCATTTGGAAAAGTTGAACTTGATTACAAAGGGTGGGTTGCCTAAAAAGACATTGAATATTGCACTCGCTGGTACTGGTGTGGGTAAATCCCTGTTTATGTGTGATTGCGCTGCAAATCATATGATGATGGGACACAATGTTCTGTACATAACTATGGAGATGTCTGAAGAGAAGATTGCTGAACGAATAGATGCAAATCTATTGAATACCAGTATACAAGATGTCGCAGATATGCCTAGGGATTTGTTCGAAAAGAAGATAGAACGCATCAGAGCGAAGACTACTGGTACTCTTATTGTGAAGGAATATCCGACTGCATCTGCTAATCCAAACCACTTTCGTCATCTGTTGAATGAATTGCATATGAAGAAGAATTTCGCACCAGACATCATCTATGTAGACTACCTAAATATATGTGCATCTGCTAGACTTAAATTTGGTGCAAATGTAAACTCGTACACCTACATCAAATCTATTGCAGAAGAATTGCGAGGTCTTGCAGTCGAGTTTAATGTGCCTATTATGAGCGCAACTCAAACAACCAGAAGTGGGTTTTCAAATTCAGATGTTGGTCTAGAAGACACATCAGAGTCTTTTGGATTGCCTGCAACGGCGGATTTGATGTTTGCCCTTATATCGACGGATGAGTTGCAAGAGTTAGACCAAATATTGATTAAACAATTGAAAAATCGATACAATGATTTGAATACGCATGGTCGGTTCGTTGTCGGAATTGACAGACCGAAAATGAGATTATATGATGCAGAAGAAAGTGCCCAAGATGATTTAATAGCTGATACCAGTTCATCATCTACCCCCACGGCATTTAAAAAGAAAAACACAAAAATAGGAAAAATGGAAATAAACATATGAGCGATGATACTGTAAACGAGATTGAAAATGAAGAAGCCGTCAATGAAATTGAAATGACGGAGATACCAGAGTCGGATGAAACAATTCAACCTACTGCTAGTAAATCCTTTATTGCGATGTGGGATGATGTATTGCCTCCCGACTTTTGCGATGAGGCAATCCAACTCTTTGAAGAAAATCAAGTATTCCATGTTGATAGGAATGAAGAGTTTAGAGGTGGACATAAACAATTTAAAGAATTGAATTTGTATAGTAATGATTTGGTAGAAGAGAACCCACGATGGGGTCAGATGTCTATGTATATTCTTCAACAGATACAAAAGTATACTGAGATGTATCGAAGAACCTATAATATTGATTTCTTTCCAGAAGAGTGTGTCAACGAAGAAATTCGCATGAAGAAATATGACCCAGAAAACAAGGACGAATTCATGTATCACGCTGATGTTGGTGACCATGCATCTGCAAAACGATTTCTGGTGTGTATGTTTTACTTGAATGACGTAGAAGAGGGTGGTCGCACTACGTTCCCAGATTACGGTATTGGTATTGAGGCCGTGAAGGGAAGACTTCTAATATTCCCCCCATTCTGGACACATCCACATCAGGGAGAGATGCCAGTCTCTAACGCAAAATATATCATTGGGTCGTATCTTCAATATAGGTAACCATCCTTTTTATATAAATAGTGGTAATATATTAAAAGGATGATGCATTGGCGAACCTTACGGGCGGTGTCTATATAACCTTTCAGAAACCATACTTAGATATGGTTTCTGAATTAATAGGCAATAAAGATAGAATAAAGTTAGACGGTAGTCTGCAAGTTGTTGAGCATACAGAAGAAATACAAACATTTCTCCAGTTGGTCAAAGACAGAAATGAAAATAAACTAGATAAACTGTTAAAACCCTCTGGTAAATTTTCTGCGATATTTAACGGTATGCCGTGGACTAAAATAGATAAAAGTCAGTTTACCAATCTTGGTGGCAAATCTGACGGTAAGTCCACTCAGCTCCAAGAACTCGCATCTCTATTTGCAATTCAAAAATCTATTGAGAATAATGGATACTCAAACCAGAAGAAGTTTTATGAACTTTATAGAGAAGATTTAAAGTCCATATATCCCGACATGAATGAAGAGTGGGAAAATACATTCTTCCAGCAACAACTTACCACATATAGAGAAGTAGGCAATACTCCATACAAACACTACTCTAGGGATGGTGGATTTATGGATTATATTACGAATATATGTAAAAAGAAGTATAAGATTGCGAAAAAAGATACATGGAACCCAGCTGATATATGGTTGGTTACTGATTTCGGTAGAGTTAAACAGGATTTGAAGAGACATGTAGAGGATGACGTAACTCCAATAGAAGAGTTTAATGCAATTCTAAGAGACATGTTTCACGCAAGAAAGATTATTGGAATTTCACTTAAAAAAATGTCGGGTAAAACCGCAAAGTGGGAGTTAGTTAACCTAGAAAACATGGATGTTTTTGATAACGATGAATATGCATTTAATGTAAAAAGTACTTCAATAGATTTGCAGTTGAAGGGTAATAATGCATTTAAGAATTCGGACACTAAAATCATAGTAAGCGGTAAACAGGGTGATGTGAAGTTCCAAATACGACAAAACAGTGCTGGTTTTAGTAATCTTAAAATCGAAGGAACTGATTTGGGTGCAACATCTGCTAGGTTGGGTAAGGTTCCTCTATCTATGGCTGCAACATTATTTAGTAAGTCTGGACTAACTCTGAATAACGACAATAAGAAATACCCAAGAACCACGGCACAGTTTCAGTCTAGATTGCCAGAGTTTAAAAAACTATTCAATTCAGTTCAAAAGTTTACTGGTATAACTGCCAGAGATTTTGAAAAGAATTTTACAGCAGTGTACGAAAGCTCGAGACCAGATTTTGCCCATAGTAAATTGATGCAACTAGACCTTATAAATAAAATATATAGTCTAAATACTAAAGATAGAGATGATTTATTGACTTCTCTAACATATCTCGCCCAGAAAAAAGGAAAGATTTTTGGGCCTTTCGGGAAACTCTATTAATGGACTCATTCAAACAATACCTAACAGAAGACAAGGGTGGAAAGAATCTGCACCTAGAGCATTTAGAGGACGAGATAATCAATTATGGAGTCACTGGTGGT